GGTCTTAAATCAAAAAAATCACTAATCGGTTGATACATATTGCTATTTTACCTTATAAGTTTTCATTATTCTACTTCTCTAACTTTAATAGTAGCTATACCTTGACCAGGAGTATCTAATTGTAAGTTGTACTCCCTAATCATTACATTGTGTGTATCGTATGATCCACTTGAAGAAATTTCATATCCATTTTGAAACGTCAAAATATTTTCTGTATCTGCCTCAGCTTTAATATAATCTATAAGTTGTGATCCAGTAAAAGCTCTGCTTTGAGCTTGAGCATCTTCATCAGTAATGTCTAAAATTAAATCCCACTCTTTAACGTATTCTGAAGGAGTACATCTAACTTGAACTGATCTAACTACTGGAGTTACTGCAGAGTTACTAGTGTTTAATGTAATTTTTAATTGTAAGTTTTTAAATTTCACAGAAGAGGCACTTGTAGATATTTTAAATGTTGTTCCTGTTCCGCTATCTGTATCGTATGTTCCAGCAGAAGTCCAACTTCCGTCCTGGTCTTTCTGGTAATGTACTTGAACTGAAGTGTTAGCTGGTAATGGTTCAGTAGCTAATCTAATAGACATTAAAGTTTTTTCTTCTCCAATGTCAAAGTTATGAACTGAACTATATAAAGATCCACTTGCAGCGTAAGTGCTAGCAGTTCTATAAGTTTGTGTATTGCTGCTGCCTTTGTTTTCAGAAACGAAAACTCTACCTAAAAAATCTACAACTGAATTTGGATTTACTACTGCACTAAACTCTGGTCCACCAAATATAGCACCAGTTAATAAATCTATTGTAAATAATGTCCAAGTATCAGCCGATGATCCAGTAGGAGCTAAGAAAAAACTTCTATCCATACGAGAAGCATCTGTACTTGTTATTAATTTACCAGCAGTAAAGTCTGCATCTTGTCTTAACAAACCAAATGTTCCAAATTCAGTTCCTTTAACGTAGTAAACTACTCGTTCATCTACTCCAGTTGTAGTAGAAGTTCCAGCCATAAGTAATACTCCTGAAGCATACCAAATACAATCTACTGAAAATCCAGGCATACGTGCTACTTCAACTCCATAACTATCACCTAAAGCAGTACCAGGAACAATTCTATATAAAACACTTTCACCAGCTTTAGTCCTTACACAAACAAATAGTTCGTTATCTCCTCTAGCTACAATTCCTTGATTTTTACCTGCATCTAAGTTTCCTTCGTGCACTACAAAAATTTCTGATCCTGTAACTGGAGGAGAAGAAGTAGTAAAAGCATTGTATTCTATAACAGATATTTTTTCTCCTGTTAAATGAACTACATACAAATGACTACCAATTTTAACCAAAGGTCTTTCAAAAACATCTTGACTATCTGTATCTACCCATTTGTCTGTATCTGCAAAATCATCAGTATAAGTACTTTGAACTTCAAATCTATATATATCACTTAGTCCTCCGCTAACTGGTATAAATACATATTTACCGTCTCCGTCTCCTCTTACTCCAAAGTAGTCGTCATCTGCTATATCTGAGCTACCAGCATCTTGAATATCCCAAGTTGTGTTAGCTAATGTTCCAGAATAAGTTGCTACTGAATCATCAGAAGAAGAAAAGTGTAATAATTTATCAGAAGCTTTTACTAATGTTCCTGTTTTGTTTACATTTGTTCCAGCAGATTCTACTGCGTGAGATAAACGAATACTTCCAGGAGTATGTAAAGCATCTATGTTTGTAGAAAAATCATAACCATTTGCTTTTTCTCTATCCCATTTTTTAAATCCTTCACCAGCAGACCAATCAGTTAATTCCCATACGGCAGTATCAGGCCTTAAATCATATTTAGGATCAGATGATTGCACAATTTGTGCATTAGATATATTTAAAGGAAGTAAACGAGCTTTGTAGTGATCGTCTGCTGCATTAGTTGCTAAACGATATTTATAAGTTCCTAGCTTAATGTGAAAATATCCGTCAATCACGATAATTTCTATTTCTTCTAGTTTGCCTGCTAGTTAAGACAAATCGCTCTTCCTCCTTTAGACGCATATTTTCTTCTTTTCTAGATCTAAGATATTCTCCGTAAAACCAATTTGAATCTCTAGCTTCTTGACCTGGTTGAACTAATTGTCTTTGGTCCTTGCTATCGTTAGTGCTAGCAGGAACAGTAGATCCCATTAATTTAAATACTGCACCTAAAACCACAAGCTCTACTTGTCTATCAAGTAAGTCTGTTGTTGCAGCGATTTTCTTTTTAAACGTATAGTAGAAAGTATCTCCGTGAGATAGTTCTCCATAATCCCACATTGTTATACCTATTCCATTTGCAAAACCTGAAGTGTGCATATGTTTTGTCATACGCCAAGTGTTAATAACCCACGGCTCATCATTTCCAATAGATCCTGAACGAGGATAATAACACGATAAAATTTCTTTTAAACCTGTATCGTTAGTTGTGTAATACCAACTGTTTTTATTAGCAGTAGCACTACCAGTATTAAAAACATAAACTTCAGGATATAATTCTTCTAAAATTGCATCTACTGCATTATCTATTTTAGACATTGTAAATTTAGGATTTTTTTCTATTGCAGTTAAATCAGTTACAACTGCTGCGGTTGTTCCGTTCCAAGCTCTAGCCACAGTAAATCTACTATTATCTACATCAACACTTTTAATGTAAGCTTGTTCTCCAGTAATAAATTCAACAATGTCTCCAGCAGCCCAACTATTAATGTTAGTAACTGTTATTACTGTGTCTGTTGATGAAACATTACCAGATTGATTTAAAAAATCTGTAAATGGTCTTTTGAGGTAATCAGATCCATAAAGGTAATCTTTAATACGTTGTCTAACTGCAGCTGCGGTAGCCACTATTTACTCTTCTTACTCGAGTCTACTATATTAGCTCGTCTTTTCACTACTTCTACTATCCAATCGTATACCTCTTGTGCTGATGCCGTCCATATCCTAGGACCAAGCTTATCTTTACCACACCAATCCACGCAACCTATCTTACTCTTAACAGGGCACGCACAACCAGGTATACCGTCTCTAAGTGGATTCGGTCTAGTCATATTGCTTGCATTCTTAACATAGTCTTGAAAGAGACGAGTTGCAAGTATATGAATTACTTTTCCTTTATCAGTTATAGGAGGTTTTTTTATAACAGGAGGTTGTTCAGCTACTTTAGAATAAACTTTCATCATAGCTAATTCTTCTTCTTTAGTTAAAGGATCATCTGCATCTATTAATTGAGATATTTCTCCTGCAGCATCTCTATGAACACGAACTTTTTTTTGGAAAACACCGTCGCCTAATTCTTCTTCTCCTAAATCAGAAGCTTTAGGTTTCAGGTGTTTGTCCAAACCAAAAGAATCTTCCATTAATTTAGACGCATCGCCTAAATTATCTTTGTCTTTTTTTTTCTTATCTTTTTTAGCCACCCATTGTCCTTGAAGTTGTTGCGTTAGATGCAAACTTACCAGACTCACCTAAGTTTTGTTGTCTAAGTTTGTGCTCATATTTAGCATCATACTCAGACCAATCGTCCCAAAGAGTTGAAAATAAAGGTGTTCCGTCGTTATCTACGCAGAATATAAAACCTTTTCTTTCATACTTTTTAAGACCAATCTGGTCTTCAGGATTTCCAGCTACACCATTGTTAACAGTTTGTTCCCACGGTAATTGAACTACATTTCCAGTTACCATACCGTCAGAATCAACTTGCAGCGCTTTCATAGTTTTCATATTTTTGAAAGGCACTTTTCTTCCGTCAGGATATTTACCTTGTTCGGTAAATTTTAAGACTAGGCCTTTAAACTTTTTAGTTTTTACATAACCTTCGTCTTCTTTTTTTTCCTGGACATAAGCTTCATTAACATCAGGAGTGCTAGGGTCATCAGCTATAAATTGACCTTTGTCATTTTTAGCTCTTGTTTTTTTCTTTTCAGCCATATCTCTCCTTTGTCGTGTGTGTTAGTAGGAACACACGACAATAAAATACTCTGCCTACCCAGACTTAAAACGCTTAAGCGTCTGTTGTGATTTCCACACCAGCACTATCAACGATTTCTCCGACACCATACATAGATGACACAACAACTACGAAACCACGAATTGGAGCCCAACGCATAATTTCTGTCTTTGCAGGCCATTTCTGTACCATACCGAGTGCGTAATCTTTTGCGAATACGCCACCAGCACGGTCAGCAGCAGAGTTTGCAGTTGGAACGTTTGTTGACTGATAAAAGTCAATACCCATAAAGTTACCGAAGTAACCTGTATCGGTGTTTGTTCCAATTTCTCCAGCACCTGATCTAACACCGCCGCCAGTAAAGATTCCTGAAGAGGAAGCCTCAATAGCAGTTCTTAAGTCAGCAATTTGAACTGGGTGTAATACACCAACATACGGTCCAGGAGCATTAGCTGCTTCTAGAGTATAAATTGCTGAGAATAAGTTAGCGAGTGATAGATTAGATCCAGAAGCACCTACTGCGGTACTGAATCCAGCTAACAAAGCACAGATGTCAACGTCAATCTTTTGAGCTACTGCGTTACCCATTTGTCTCATTTGAGCACCACGAGTTGCGGCAATAGAAGATACGTCTAAGACGTCTGTAATTGTAGCCATAATTCCGACCTCAGAAGCAGTAAGAGTAGCTTTAGAAGTTGAGAGAGCTGTGTTTGAAAGCTCCGCACCTTCTGAAACTGCAGCAGCTGATTCAGCATCAGCTATTGGAATATCTACTGCTTTAGACGGTTGTCCTGATAAATCGAACATTGCTAGAAGTGGAGGTGTCACAACGGCTGCTTGTAAAGCATCTAAAATATCATCGTTAATGATAGCAGCATAAACTGTATCATTATACGTAGTGGTATTTGTATCGTTACTTGTAAAGTCGACCATTTGTCACTTTCCCTTCTTTTATTGATTAAAAGTCTGGTTAGCTACGTAATTATCGTCTCTCATCTCTACTTTGCCCTGGATTAACGCTTCGTGTGCTGCGGTTGGATCACTTACTTGTAATTTTTTGTAGTCTGCTTTTGTCATTTTTCCACCTTCAGGTGTTCCAACAACAGAAGGACTTGCATTATCAGCAACTTGACCCATATCGTTTAAGCCAGCAGATTGTTCTACTGGTGCACTTTGAGGGGATAAATTATACGAAGTTACAAATTCTGAAACTGTCTCATTAGTGATCTCAGCATCAGGATTTGCTTTAAGAAATAATTCAGCGTGAGAATCTTGATAACCGCCAGCTCTAAAAGCTTCTTTAGCTTTCATACCTTTTAGTTCTCCAGATACTACGTTAAATTGATCTTGCAACGTACTATTATCCGCTTTAGCTTTATCTAAAGCTTCACGTAAATTTGGGATTGATTCTTCGTTAGACAAACCAGCTCCTTGTTCATTTGACATTATTACTCCTATTATGTCTACACACTCTTATAGGGATCGAGTGGTATTCTTATACTTGTCTTAACTCAAAGCCAGTTATTTCAAACAAGAGGTTTGAGTAATCTCTTGTTATTACCAATTTTAACCAATAGATCGGATTTGTCTATCTTTCTGCTGAAAACTTTTACTTGCAGTAATACCTGAAGCTAAGTTTTGTAAATTATCATCTGTTTGATAAATTCTTGATAAAGAAGTAGCTAGTTCTGTTTCAGTCATACCGCCTGGTTCTCTATATCCTAGAGATAGATTTATAATTTGATCTGCATCTAAACCATAACTACCTAAATCAACATACTCTCTATATCTTAAAAGTGTTTGTGCTGCTGATTGTAAAGCACTAGAAACTTGTTGATTAGTTAATTGTCCAGGAGTATTTTTAGCTATTTCTAAAGCTTCGTCCACAGACAAATCATTCAACTGTAATTTAGAAGCTTGTTCAGTAATAGAGCTTGCTTCGTATAGATCGTAAATTTGAGTTGGAGCAGTTCCTTTAAAAAATTGTACAATTCCTTGAGGATCAGTTACAGAAAAAGATAGTCCTTCTGCATTAATTACTTTTTGAAAAGCAAGTAAAGTAGAAGAGTTTTGTTCTGCTCTTTCAAAAATATCGTATGTTGCTGATAGGTCGTCAAGAGTAAAACCGTTTTTAATTGCTTCAGCAGCTAAAGCTTGAGAATCAGCAGACTCTCCATACCTGTTATTTAATTCTCTGACTCTAGTTTCATACTCTTGATAGTTAACTAAAGCTTGTTGATGATTTCCTCCTGTTAAAGAAAGCATATCTTGAAAAGCAGGAAATCTTTCTTTAAAAGAATTTTTCTTAGCCATTTCTCTTAAAAATTTAGTATCACTCCAATTTTCTGCTATTGCGACATAAAATAAATCTTTTATTTCTGGATCATCATTAGCCCAAGTTGGTAATAATAAATCACCAGTAGGAGCCATTAATGTTCTTTCTACTCTTGTTGAGTAATGTTCTTCAGTTCCCACAACATCTGAAATACTTCCTCCAGATATTCTTCCTTGTTTAAATTCGTTATAAGATACAGTTGCAACAATTGGCGGCTCTTTGCCTGCACCAATACCTTGTAATGTATCTAAATCTTTTCTATCTGCGTAGTAATAAATCTTGTTTCCACCTGGAAGTGTATATTCCACAAAATAAGCTACTGGCAATCCAGGATAACCTGTTACTGCATACCAAACTCCACCTTGAGCATAAGGAGTTAATTCTTTTAATGGTTCAGAAGTTTCAATAGTTGGAATAACTACTTCTTCACCACCGCCTTGATTGTCCTCATTACCATTACCAGTATCTATATTGTTATCAAATCCTCCTGTTGTTGGAACACCTTCCGTAGCTTGTGTAGGCATTCCTGGTCCTGTTGCTAAATCTTCATAACCTAAAGCATTTAAAAATGTATTTCTTTCTTGTTCTCCACTTTCAGCTAAAGTATTTATAATACTTGTTTCCATTGCTTGATCTAAAGCTTCTTGAAAAACTTTCCTTTCATCATATCCTGTTGCAACTTCAGGTACTTCTAAATCTTGACCTATATTACTTAAAACTGCATTTACTTCTGCTTCAGTTGAACTACCTACTTGACTTTCAATTATGTCTTGAGCTATTTGAGGAACTTGTGATCTATAATCACTTCCATAATCAGGTGCAGGTGTTGGCTCAGGATCTGGAGCTGAAGCTTGTGCTGGCTCAGGATCTGGAGCTGAAGCTGGTGCTGAAGCTGGTGCTGGAGCTGGATCAGGAATAAAACTTTGAACTACTGGATCATTTTTTATTTCTTGTACAATATTTGCAACAGAAGTTCCTTTAGGAGCTTCCTCTACTTTTGCTTTCACAACTTCTTTAACTGCTTTTTCTCGTATTTCTTTTATGACTTCACTAGCAGGTCTTCCTGGTGCAAAGTCAAAAGTAATTGATCTTCTAAAATTTCTAACCATTATCTATTAAACAACGCTCCTATTCTTTCTCCTAAAGAAGATACTTTATTTCTAAATGTATCTCCTAATCCTACATTAGAACTTCCAAAGAAAGCACCTGTTTGCGCTTCTTGTGCAGTTCCACCCATAGATGCCTGACTAGCAATCATTTGTTGATAGTTTGGATCTCCAGGGGCCATAACACTTCCTACACCTTGAACATATTGATTAATGTATTGTTCTGGTGTAAACATTGCAGGTTTTTGATGATATATTCTTTTGTATCTACTTGTCTGCTTAATGAAAGGCATAGCAAAATCTTCTATTGAAACTTGTGTATTAGGATTTATAATTTTGTAATCTGTATAAGCATTTCTAATTTCATCAGTTAGATACGGTGCATCTTGAAGTAGCACAGAACTAACCTTCTTATTTATTTTTTCGTTTAAACTTTGAGTTTCTCTATAAGAAGTTTCTTGATAAGTAGGTAATCTAAAAGACCACTCTTTATATTGTTGATCGTGTTGATAATTTTGAATATCTTTAGAAACAATATTTATTATATCTTCAACTGTAAATCCTCTTTCCATACCTAATCCAACTGCTCTGTCCATACGATTTATTGCAATTGGATTTGATAGATGTTGTAAAGCCATAGATTGGGCAACACTAGCGTTAAAACCTGCGTTAGATGCTGAACGTAAGAATCTGTTATATACAGCTATCTTTACAGTATCAGCCATTGTTGGAGGTCCTGATAAAGCACTTATTTGAAATGGATTAAAATATCCGTCTTGATTAGATATAGCATTCCACTCTTTATCTAAAACTCCTGCTCTATCTTGAGCAGAATCTGTAAACCAATCGACATAACCTTTATTTTCATCACCTCGTAAACCTCCTTGAAATGCAAATTCCCAAGCTTTAAAACCAGGTTGATTTTCGTAATCTCCTATCCATACATCATTTTCATAATCATAAAATTCACCACCATAAGATTGTTTAATTTGTTTCCATTTTTCTTGATTTTGAGTTGGAGCTCCACTAACAAGATTTGAATCTGCTGGATCTGTATCTGTAATAGCGTCCTCTAAACCTGTTGGACCACCAAGAGGTGTATAACTGTTAGCAAGATTTATTAAATCTGCATCGTTCATATTTTCGTAAGGTTGAACAACACTTACATAATTATTAAAATGTTGAGCATAGCCACCGCCGTTATAAGCGTTCCAATCTGCAAATATATTATCACTATTAGCATCTCTATTGTCCATTAATGTTCTTGCATAAGAAAATTGGAAATCTAAATCACCCATTAGTTCTACTAAACTTGCATACATAGTTTCGTCCATTTCACTAATATCCATATCTTGAATACCAGCTGCTGCAAATTGAGGATAATTTTTTATAATATTTTCTGAATGAACTCTCCAATTAATTTGAAATAATCCAAAAGATCCTTCAGTTCCTCTAGCTTTTATCCATTTGTTCATACCAGCTGATTCGTGATGTATCACAGAGAACAACAAAGGCATAAAAGCTTTACCTTCAACTTTAGTGTTCATATACTTGTCTAAATATTTTTTTGTATATCCAGCTATAACATCAGGAGATATTATCTCTTGCGCATAATTTTCATATGGATTTTTTCTTTTATCAGCCATTATTCATCAATCTCTATTGTATCTTCAAAAGTGCTCAAATCGTAAATTCCTTTTTCATCATCTTTAGTTTCAAATTCTTTTTCACTAGAAGCTCCGCCTCTATTTATATTGTAATAGTTATCTGCTGGACTGAAGTGATCTCCGAAAAATATATATTCTCCTTGACCGTCAGCTAAATCCCCATTAATACCATTTTCCACAAACAACCAACCCAAGACTCTGTTGTATGGATCTTTTCTGTTGTCGTTTCCAAATCTAGCATCGGTGACATAATAAAGTCTTCCTTCGTATCTATCAACTAATTGTTGTAAAAATGCTTTCTGTGTTATAGCAATTTCTCTTTCTTCTGGATCAACTACTGGATCAGTAGACATTTCATAAGCCATAATTCCTATAACACGAATAGCTTCTGAATCCTTTGCACTATACATTGAGTTAATTGTGTCACCGTCAGGAACTTGTGAAGATGTTGCATTAATTTTTACTGCCTTAAACGGTTTAGCTGCTGCAATTGTTTGAAACTCAGCAGTTACATTTTTGTCAGATAAAACAACATTAAAAGTTTGATTTTCAATTGAACCTTCAGAAGGAACAGGCATCTTCCAATCTAAACTTAAAGATTTAAATTTAGGTTTAACATAAAAGTTCCACCATTGTTCGCCACTTAAAACATTCTTTTTACTAAAAGTTTCTATGTCTCCCATAATGTGGTTAAAGATTGTAAATGATTCATACACATCATCTACCAAATTTTGTATTTCATCATTGTTAGCAATCTGTCCGTCATTGTTTTCCCACAACTCATTTAAAGCCCATATCTTGTTTTCAAAATTAGTTAGGAATTGTAATTGTTCATATCCGTCTTCATCTTCGTCCCAGAAAATTGAAGCTTTAGTTAAACCTGTAAGTAATTGTAAACCTTTATTAAGTTGTTGATCATCTGGATTTTGAGAAGAAAACACATAAGAAGGATTTGCTTTACCTGCTTTTTGAGCAGCATATAAATAAGGAATTATATCTATTGGAGAATAAAATCCATTAATTGGATCTTCATATCCAGTACCTTGTAATATTTCTTGTATTAGATTAGAAACCTCTGGACCTAATTGTTCTGGTGTAAATATAACTTTAAGGAAATCAGCAGATATATCTTCTATATTTTTAACATCTGAAGAAGCAAGAGATATTCCATATATCTCTCTCATATCAGCATTAGACAATATTTCTGCGGCAGTCCTTCCACCAAAAGCCATAGCTTCTGCTGCTTGTACTTCTGGTTCATTAAGAATTTCAGCCATACGATCATAAACTACTGGAACTGCATCTACTACCCAAGCTGCGTTTTCGTGAATTATATGTTTTACTTTTTCATCAGGTAATCTAACTTGTATTAATCCTTCTGATAAATAATCAGCATACTGACTTGAATTATCTTGTGTTCCAGTTCTAAAGACATCTCCTTCACTATAAATTTTTCCTTCTCTTTTAGGAAGTATTCTTGCTCCTAACTCTGTTACTGTATAGCCAGGAATAGTCAATGAATAAATTTGAGGGTGTTTCTTAGATAAAACTAATTGTTTTGCTCTACCTTCAGTAGTATCTCCTAAATTAAACCACCATCTTCTTATGTCATTTAATGCTTGTACTTTGTTATCTTCGTTATAAGGATTATCTTTTAAAAGTTTTCTTGTTGCTGGTCTCACAACATCTTCAAAAACTCCTGTTGCTTTACTAAAATCAATCCAGTTATCTGCAACATCTGTATATCTTGTTGTAAATTTAACATTTACAGGAACGCCTAACCTAACTACTCCTTGAGCACCAGCAGACATAGCAGCATTATTTCTAGCATCTTTAGCAACTGTATTTACATATTCTTGAAAATCTCCAATTGTCTCCCAATTAGTTTCCATATTTAAAACAATATTTGTATTGTTATGAAAGTAGTTGTTTTCTGTTCTTCCGTATTTTAATTGAGTAGAAACATCTCCTATTGATTGAGGAGCTTCGTGCATACCTAAAGCTTCTTGCACAAAATCTAATGATCTCATTGTTTGATTTAAAACACCGCCGCCAGCAAGATAACTCCCAAGAGTTCCTAAGCCGTCATTCTTCCATTTTTCTTCTGGAGGAAAAAAATTAGTAGCTGGAAATAAATCTTCTATGGTATCTTGTAACTCAAAGTAAGCGTCATCGTCTAATGTGTTCATAGCAGTACCTATTAGTATCAATGGAATAAAACCTCCAATTGGATTAACTGCAAACATTGGACTGTCTCCATTAGGCAAGAAAGTTACTGGAGAAAAGTCATATTGCATACGTTCTTCTCCAAGTCCAAATGAGTGAAATGGATTAGCAGCAGTTCCAGCTAAATCTGCATTAGCAACCCTAGACATATAGCTAAATCTTCTCATATTAGGAAGATGATTTAACACGTCTGCTATACGTTTTTTTGCAAAATTACCAGCAGTTTTTTCATCTGTAAACGCCCACCAGTTACCTCTAAGTTGGCTACGTCTAGATAAATCTTTTAAGTATCTTCCCCAGAAGTCAGCCCAAGGACCACCGAAAGGAGCTAAAAATCTAAAATCTCTACCTATTGGTGTAGACAAATGAAACTTTAACATTAGATCATCTATTTCACTTGTTGCATAATCAGCAGCTAAAGCATTTATATAGTTATCAGTAACATATCCAGCATTAAATAATTGATCATCAAAATAAGACATACCCCACGCATCTGACATAAATCTAGGATCTACTGCATCAGTAGCAATACCAAATCCACTACCTATGTCTTCTGCTCTAATAATCTGTTTTCCTTGAGATTTAAATAAAGATTCTAATTGTGCAACTCTAGTTGCGTGAGCTTTATTAGCAAACAAGTTTGCCCTATTCCAAGCAGGATTACCAAACATTTGCTCCATTAAAGTAGAGTCTCTAGCCATAAGAGGATTTTTTTGACCTAACCAACCATTTTGTTTCTTGACTCCAGGAACTTTAATTCTCCCTATCCATTTTTGATCTGGTAAAGCATTTACATTTCCACCTTTTTTAGTTCTTTCTAAAGCTGATTTAATAAAAGAATTCCAAACATCGTCTACGTGTTTAGCAGGAACTCCCATTGTGTACCATTTTTTAAGAGATTCATAATACTTCCAAGCTTCTTCTGAATTAGTTAAATAATGTTGATGAGGTACCGCTTTCTTTCCTAAACTTACATACACAGAACTTATAGGGCCTCCTCCTTGTTTGTAGCCGTAAAGTTTTAATCCTTTAATATAATCTGCATCTGATGATGAAAACCATTTGGCCCAATCTTCTTCGCCCTTAAGAAACATATCATCTATTTGTTTTTGAGTTAAATCTTTACTTGGTTTTAATTTTCTAAGTTTGTCAATTATTTGAGCATATTGCTGAAAACCATAATCTTTAAGCAATCCGTCTATATGTTGCTGGGCAAATTGAAAAAATCCTGCATCTGTATTAGATAGCAATTCCACAGGGGCATTTTTATCAAAACCAATTTTATACCTCTGTGCAACTTCTATTGGTAATTTTTGTTGTCTTTCTAAAGCTTCATAAACCCATTTGTTTATTTCATCTGCTAATGCTGGATCATTCATAGCTTTGTTGATACCACCACGTTTTTTAATTTCTCTAAGTGTTTTTCTTACACCTCTGTTAAAGATATAATCTTTACCTGTTCCTTTCCAACCAAATATAGATTTGTAAAAAAATAATTCGTCAAAAGCTGCAACGAAAGCAGTACCAGGTCTCATAACTTTTTCAAAAGACCAAGCTCTTTGAAATTGCTCTGCTCTTTGATACCAACCTTTTGCGTTTAATTGTCTAAACACATTAGTAACATTTTTTCCTTCAACTGCTGAATTGATAAGAGCAAATTCTAAAGGACTAATTGGTAGCTCTCCTTCAACAACTTGATTAGTAGTTCTCTTTAAATCTCTAACTTGTTCCACATAAGCTATTACTTCTTCATCAGGTAAATCTTTTGGTAATTTAAAATTCTTTTTAAGATCACGAACTAATTGATCATCATACTTTCTTCCAGCAGCCATAAAAGCTTCTTCTGTTTCGTTGTACATAAATCTTGAACCTTGCGGTCTATCAAAAATTTTAGATTGACCTCTTAAAACTGCTGAAGCTGCACCAACCTCATCTCTATAATTCATCATTATTTTAAGAGTTGCCCAATCGATATCTATTCTTGTAATATCGCCTTTTTTATTTCGTGTAATTTTAATTGGATTTTCTACCCAAACTGCATTTGGGTGATCTTTAAGAACTGCTGCTTTATCTTTTTTCTGAGCACCTTTAGCAACTGCTTTAGCTTGATCGTACATTTTATCTCCGACACTTACTAACTCGTACCAACCACCTTTAAATCTTTTGTAATTATGCCAACCAAGTTTCACAACAAGATTGTTTAAGGAATCTAACATAGCGTTTTGTTGTAAACTTCTAACTGACGTATTTAATAATTTGTCATAATCCATCATTAAATTATCTAATTTGTTCATAAGTTGATAATGTGTTTTTTGAATCAAAGCACTTACTGCATTAAAGTCTCTACCTTTTGCAGCTCCACTTAAAACATCATCTAATTGAACATAAAAATCATCTAATAATTTATTGAACTGAGCTGATGCTTTAACAGATTCTTTAGATCCAGGAACAAGTCCAGCTAGTTCATTTGCATCATCTAGTAATTGCTGCATATATTCTTTGTTAGCACTACCTCTCCAAAAATCATCTTGATTAAAAATACTGTCTACATCAAATCTATCGTAAGTTTGCAACTCTCCTTGTTTAGTTCCTTTGACAGGTTTTACAATTCCAGCTTTTCTTTGTTCTTTTAATCTTGCTATGTAAGCAACTTGTTTATCAATAAGTTCTTGAGCAGCATTATTTTTATTTAATGTTTTTAATTTTTTTTCTGCTTTTTTAATAATTTCACTTATTCCTTTAAAACTAAACACAGGCATATCAAGATTTTTAACACCTTCACCAATCTCATCTAATTCTAAATTTCTAATGCTTTGACCAGAGGCAGTAGTATTATTATCTAAATTTTTAATTATGTTTCTAGGTCTTCTTCCTAAAGCCATTTCAAAATAATTAATTAGATCAGATTGATTTATTATTGAAAGTCTTGCTGCTGCAATAGCATCTCCAGCAAAATTTGTTCCTCCACCTAAAGTAGCTTCAAACAATTCATCTAGATTATTTTCTAAACCATTTAAAATATTTACAATATCTTCTTCAGGTAACTTAGTTCCGTGAATCATAGATTCAATAGCTTCCATAATTGAACGTTTAGGATTTGGACCTGCTAAATTTACTTTGGTTGAAATATTTTTACTTGTTAAAAGTTTTGCAAAAGCTTTTATTGATTTACCGTCTCCCTCAGAAGCTTTCTCTATAATCTTTGCAGTTCTTTGAGATTTAAGTCTATTCCAAGCAGTTTTATGAAATACATACGGATTATCTCCCATTAACAAAGAGTCTGTATATATTTTATAAAAACGCTCACTTGTTGTTTCAGAAGCACCTCTAGCAACATCGTCCTTAACAATGTTTCTTAATCTAGCTTGATTCCTGTCACCAAAATTTCTAAGTAATGTTTGTTTTTGTAATTTACTTCCGTCTCTTAAAACTTTATATAAATCATCTGCAAATTGTTTTCCTATTCCAGTACTCATAAAACCCTTAACATATTTTGCTTTAGCAAATTGTGTTACTGCTCCACCTCTAATTCCAGTAGCAGGAGTAAACAACCATATAGTCGGATCAAATCCAAACTGTGTTGCTAAGTCAATCATATTTCCTGTAAAGGTATCGCTATAACCAAGAACTTCTGAAGGTTTGTAATCCATTTTTTTAACTGCATCTCTTAAACCAAATTCATTAGCCATTTGTCTACCGTCTTCAGTAGATAAAAGAAAAACTCCAGTAGAAAAACCTCCTACAATGTGTTTGCTATACCAACCTAATCCATTGACTAAAGCTTCACCTACGGTATCTTCTCCTGATACAATTTTTTTAATTTGATCATTTGTTGCATCATATACCGCTTCTACGTACTGATTGTTTGCGTCCATAAATTCAGGATTGTTTGCTTCAGTCATAACTTGAAAAATGGCTTGAGCTTTCATAACGTCACCTTGCACAATAGGAAGATTAAGTATTTCATTAGCAAGCCAAGGATCAGACTGCATAGCCGCTTCAAAAGTATTAGCTGCTGAAACTGCTCTAAATCTTTTAATACTTAAATCTCTAGCTGCTTCAACAGTTGAAATATTGTTTTGCTCACCTTTACTAATATCTTCATCATTAAAATCTACTCCAGGCAATAAACTTAAAATTTTTGTTCCTGCCCAACTAGTTGCTTTACCTGCAAGTACTATTGTTGAAATAGGATTTCTAAATGATTCTGGTTTAAATTCTTCAGGAGCATCAGCAGGATTAAGAGATTTAGGTCTAAAAATTGCATTTCCTAGAAAAACTCCTGTTCTATAGCTATCGCTAAAATTACTCTTAACTTTTTGCCAAAGATTTCCCATTGCTCCTTCTTGAACATTATTAGGAATTTTTTCATTAGTTACATTTTCCATAGTTTTGTCTGAAGTTTCAAATAAAGAAAGTTCAGCTCCTAATTTTTCTTGTCTTACTTCATCTAAAGCTTGGTCATACTCTTCTTGTAAATCTTTTGGTTTTTCTCCTGGAACAACTATTCCAGCTCCAGCACCTAAAGCTGCTCCCCAATTTATACTATTGACTCTACTGTTAGCTCTTCGCATAGCAGTTTCTTGAATATCATTTTCTACATCAAACAAATCGTCATAGTAATTTGCTACACTAGAAAGTTCATTCACAAAATCTGGACTATAAGAATTTAGTTCATCTATTTGCTCAGGAGTTAAACTTAACACCCAAGATGAAGGAACTTCTCCATTAGTATTTAAAATTGCTTTTTCGTATCGTTCTACATTTACATTTTCAGAAGAAGGATAATAATTTGTTAAATCTTTTGGTGTAGGTAAGTTGTAAGACAATGCACCGTCATACTCTTGTTCCTCTGGTTTATATTCTGAATCTTCTTCTAATCTTTTTTCTAAATCACTCATCGTCACCCTGCATTTGAGATATAACCACGCCTTGAATTATTTTGGCGGCGGCAACTCTTGCTGCTGGGATTTTTGTATTAGCATAAATTTCTAGAGCATTATCTAATGCACTTTTTCTTTGCTGATCTAATTCTGTTATTTGAGGAGCTTCTGGTCCCATACCTTGACCAAAAGGCAATCCGTCACTTGCTAACCCACCTTGATTACCAGCATTAGCTACATAATCAGATACATTTCCTATACTTAAACTTTCTTGAGGTTGAGGTGCAATTCTTGCAGGTGTTCCTGGAACACTTGTATCTCCTTGCATACCAAGAGACACACCACTTTCAGATGCTAGACCTTCCATATTTTCTTTTTCGCCGTAAGGTAATCCACCTAAATCAGTAATTTGACTTATGCCGTCACTCATTTATCCTCCTATGCCTAATGCACCAAGAGAAGGCAAGTTCGCAGCTTCAGGTGGTAATCCTCCTTGTTGTTGAGGTAAACCAGGTTGTTCTGGAACTTGTTGTTCTTGTTGCAAATTTTCTAAAAGTTTACTTACTACTTCATTTAAATCGACACTTTCTTTGCTCATATTGTTAAGAAGTTCTGCTGCTATTTCAATATTACCTTGAGCAGCTTGTTGATAAATACCTTCCATTAATGAGTCTGTTACTCTTTGTTTCACAATCCTTACTTCTTCTCTTGTAGGATCTTCCAAGAAATCCATTTCGTCTCTTGCAGTTTCTCTTGAAATTAAATTTTGATTTAAGTTCATAGCAAGTCTCATTTCTCTTTGAGAAGGATCTGTTCCTGCACCAATACCGTATCTTACGTTATTTTCATAATGTCCTGCTATATCTCTTGAAGGTATAAAAATTTCTGGTTTCTTTTTGTCAGCAGCATCTCCGTGAATTGTTTTCTCTCCGTCACAATACTTCTCATCAAAAGCCAACAATATTTCTGTTCCTTTTTCTAAGAAAGTTTCAAATTGTTTATGAGCTAAAGCAAGTCTTGCGTCAATCTGTCCCATAGAAGCGTCTATACCAGCAGCAGAAACAATACTTGCACCTGGATCTCCTGAAAGTTGTCCAGGGAAAGATGCTTGAGCTCTTGCTTCAGAAGCTAATCTACCGATTAAATCTTTTGCGTCAAAATGACTTCTAGATTGCATACGCTCCATACGAGCTTCTGGACTTCTTCCGTGTATAACGGCTCCAGGACCAAAGTCGTCTGGATTCATAACATCATACTCGAACACAGGTGGATAGACTTCTTCTTCTGAACTTGTAATTGTTAATGTCATTAACCTGTGCATTGTTCTGAGTATGTGTCTTGTTTGATCAAAAATTCCTCTTGGTTGTCCGTCAAATGACGGTACTGTAACTTCAACAACAGGCACTTTACCTAACTTGTTTTTTTCTTCAGTTAGGATAATTCCTGTTCTTTTTTGCATACCTGTTTTTGAAGCATCAGCAATCATATGAATATATTTGTCTGGAAAAAACCAAAACCATTCTTCTACTTCGGTAACTCTAGGATCTAACACACCTCTAGCTACTGGATATTGTTTTAAGATAACATCAGTAGATACTCTTTTAGCAACTAATAGCTCAATAAGATTTCCTTTTGTATCTTTAATTGGATAACAATATCTAGGATCTAACCTTTGTAGATATGGATTTCTTTTAGCGGGATCTTCGGAAAAGTCTGCCCATACGCCACAATATGCTGCACCAGCTCCTGCATAATCACCCCACCATTGAGCCATTAGCTCATTTATGTTTGAGCCACTCCATAATTCTTTTACTCTACGTTCTCTTTTTCTTGCAGCTCTTTCGCCGCCTTTTAAATCTGCATTAACAGGAACAGGAATTCTGACTGAAGGTATAACGGCACCACCGATAGCAGACCAATGATGTATGCCCATTTCAATAATATTTGCAACTGAAGGAGCTTCTGCGGTAGCAGTTAAATTAGCCCAAAGCATATGCCATTCTCCATTAACAATGGAAGTAATTTCTTTTACTCTAGCTTTATGCTCAGAGTGAGTTTCTATTAATTGATTTCTTCTATCCCAATATTTTTGAGAAGGAGAAAGATTTCTACCTGCTGAACTTGCATTTTCTAATGGTGTACCAAAATTTAAATTATTACTCATTTGTTCCTTGTAAACATTCTATCTCTTATAATAGGCGGAATATTTCGTCTTGACACGACTTTTGTTAAATCAACACTAAATAATGAAGAGTTCTTACACTCTCCATTTGCAATCCACAAAGCGATCAAAGCGTCCTGTTGTTTCGCCCAAGGAAATACTAGCATATCATCTATCAAAGGCTCAAGCTTTTGTTTATCAGAAATTGTTGCTGAAGGGAACGCAATAAGGCCGCTATAAAATAAAGCCTGCATAGCGCCAACTCCATACTCTTCGTCCCATTTAGATCCTCGTTTTTTACCAGCACCAGTTGTTTTATGCTCAATCATACGAGTTCCTGCCCACTCAGCACGATTCTTTACAGTATCATCTCCAAGTATCGTAGGAGCAAAGTTTGTTTCAATAACTGTATAAGCAACTCTATGGTCTTTGTATTTTTCCCAAAACTCATACATTAATTTATTTCGTACGCCAGTCGCACCTAATCTAAATCCCACAAAAATATCAACAATTGTTCTAACTCCTGTTTCAGGATTGTACGCAAGCAAAACTGATGCAGCTCTACCAGTAGTAGCAGGATCAATTCCAAGTATTAAAATTTCTTCAGGATATACCTGACCAATACTTCTAGAAGCACCTAGTTCTAAAGCATTATCTATAAGTTCTTGTTTAAATATCCCCTCTTCGTTTTGAACATCTTCTTGTTGATACACAAGTTTCCACCTTAGCGGATCTCTAGAACATATTTCATCTCGTATGTCTCTAAGCCCAGGTATAAAAACTTCTGTACCAATTGATTCATCTTCTTCCCATTTACCGTCTAAGGACCAATACTCTTTCCAATTAGGTTTTTCGTTATCTGTATGTTCTTCTAAAATTGCAGGTATAGATACGTGTTTAAATATTTTATGTTCTTTCCAAGAATCTTTCCATTGTCCATAATTATCTAATGGGTGAATTCTTGTTCCGTTAACTAAGGTCTGACCTCTTTGAGCCCTAGACCTAGCTTCCTGCGTAAACCACTCGTCAATTCTTCTTCGTCTAACATCAGTTTGTTGATTTTCTAATGTCAAAGCGTCATCAAGAATTAATAAGTCAAGTCTTGACCCATAAATCTGCTTACCTACTGATAAGGCCTGAACAGTTGGATCTCTCTCACCAGACTCTCTTTGTCGTATGGTTATTTGGTCTTTAGACCAACCAAAACCGTCAGATTTTTGTGACTTAAATCCATTAAAATCTTCTATTAGATTTCTTTCGCAGTCCTTATACAAATGCGGATCAGTTAAATATCTTTTAATTCTTCCAAGCAAGTCTTGTGCTTTTTCTCCAGACTTAGTTACCAAAGCAATACGTATGTCTGGATTCTGACACATTTTATATACTGGGTACCACAATGCAGATAAAGTGGACTTTCCAGATTCAGGGTGGCCTAATACTAAAACAAGTCGGCCTGTAGGATCAGCTAAATTTTTTTCTATTTCAAATTGATGCGGAGCAAAGTCAACGTTAAAATATAATTTGCAAAATTCAGAAAAGGACATATTCGATAAATCAGGGTAGGAATCTTTAACTGCATCACCAGATCTAATTTGTCTTGCTTCAGCAGCCCAGTCCTTATGTCGCTGCGAGTTTTCTTCCCACCATTTTCTTGTAACACCGATACGTTTACAAGCTTCGGTGTAGGTAAGTCCGTACCTAATACATTCCAGGAAAGACTCCATAGCCCACGCTTTCCAGAGACTTGTACCTTTTTTTGCTGGCGGTGGAGGTAAATAAATTTCGGCATCTTGATCGAATTGAAAAACTTCATTATTTGCTCCAAAGATTTGTGCTTTAACTTTCGCTCTATCAGACAATAAATCTGCGTCAGAACGTTTAGGCCTTCCTGCCTTAACATCTTTAGTCATAGTCGTACTATAACACTAACTGTTAACTTTTGGTAAAATCTGAGACAATATCTCCCTACAGGATTTACAAAATCCTTCTTCTATCTCAGTAGGCATACCGAACACATCTTTTGCTCGTACGCCGCAATTTCTGCACCTTTCTACAGTTACTATTTGCCCTCCTCATCTAGCAAATCGTCCTGGACGTGCTCAATTCTAGGAACAGGTCTAGAACTCTCACTTTCTATTATATCCCAACCTGCTTTAGAAACACTATATTGTTTTTGTCTTCCTTCTCCAGTTTGCTCTACAAGTTCTTCCCTGATAAGCTGAGCCTTTGGTCTTTCAAAACGTCCACCTTCCATATCAGCAGCTTCTCTCCAAGCTTTATTGTAAAATTTCTCTCCTCTATGAGTAGTAATATCAGCCAAAGCTTTGAGTAAGGTATAGTCCCTAGCTTTAACACCTTCTTGGTACGCCGTCAGCGAGGCAGAGTTACTTTCAGGATCAGATACAAGCATTAGACTCCAAGGTTTAAATGGCTCGGCATCTTTTTGTTTTGTACATTCCATTTCAATAAATCCGTCATTTTCCCCACGTGCAGTAAGGTGTATAGTCGTATCAGCAGATGCTCTAATAACACTAGATCCTCTCATAGATTCTCCACTCTTTGTATCGTGGTGTACGGCCAAAACTGCGCAATTAAAGTTTTGTCTAATGGTATCAACCATAGCTACAACCTGTCCCATATCTTGTTGTAAGTTTTCATTAGCACCTACGGTACAACGTTGTAAAGTATCAAAGACTATAAGCCCTGGATCCACAGATTCAACCATATCTAAAAAATCTAATTGTTCTGCGGTAGGAAGTTTTCCTGGAGGAGCAAATAAGGGTACAGCGCTCGTGTAATAGAAGACAGGAGGAAATATGGAGGCATTTCTTCTGTTCTTCCAAGCGGTTACACGAGCACCTAAGTACCCTACACCTTCAGCAAGTACGTATAATACAGTAGTTTTCTCAGTTTCTCTACCAAACCAAGACCAACCATTTGATATTGTGTTTGCCCAATCAAGAGCTAAAAATGTTTTACCAACTCCTGCGTCAGAGTGAAGTACGGTAAATCCCTCTTCCATAATAAAATCCTCAATTAACCAATCAGGCGGTTTTAAGTTAGTTACATCTTCGCCCTTGATGTATGAAAGTGGTTTGTAATTTTCTTGTAATCTATGATGCTTTAATAAAAGCTTTAGTTTCTCTGGTACTATCATCTTCCTCCATATTTGTATTTTTATATTACACAAAGTTCATTTTTAGTCCAACGATATTGGACTAAAAGTTAGTCCAAAGGGGCTGGACTAACTCTCGAATTGAGATCATTGGGATTTCCATTTAGTCCAATGATTATAAGGTTTTTTAAAAAGCCAAAGTTAGTCCACTTATGTCCACCCTTTAGGGTGGACTAAGGGACTAATGGGACGAAGTTTAGGGGACTTAATAGGGGAATATAGTCAATATATATAAATAACAGTTGATTATTGGGTTTTTTAGAGAATCTAAGGGTTTTCGCAAAATTAATGTGGGGACTTTCTCTAGGTCTGGGAAGGGGCTTCTTATGTTCGTCGTTTGTCTTAATCTCTAGTTTTGTCTCCAGAAACCCCTTCCCTTGTAAATAATCTCAGTCGCAGGCTCCCTCGTTATTTACTTAAGAAACTTAAAAATAACTAAAAATATAATCATATTAAATACTTTGCTTGCACAAAGTAAAACAAATGCAGTCGTATTGCAACGACAATGCACAATCTTTTCTTTAAAAAGAAAACATTGATCAAAAGAAACTATAAACATATCAATGTTAAAATAATCAAACCACCTTTTTTATTGATCAATAGATCAAAAGATTTAAGAATATTACGACGACTAACCATACTACAATTTGCTTAATTTGGCGATGCACCAGCTTTTGTAGTCAACTCATCACTAATATCACTCGGCTGCGGCTAAACTCCGCACTTCAGTCAACCAGATCATAGATCTTATCCGATTTATCGGCTCCGCTACGCCGAAGGGCTAAAGCCCGTTCGACCTCTAAATTAATTGCTACATTCTTCCTCGCATCTCGTACCTCGACACTTCGTCATCACTAGCATTATCTCGGATTTGACTTGCGTGGCCGCCCTTGTTATCAGCAAGCTGATTATTAGTTGTGAGTTACGACAAAATCTGTAAAACGCAAGCGTTTAGCATCAACCAAAAATGCACACAACAAGCACTAGATCGGCAAGCTATTTTGCAATTTGTTCCTTCCGTCACAAATCACAAAATTCTAGTGTGACCACTTCGTGGATCATTGTGCACATTAGTCCTTTCAGGATCCCTACATCAAATCACAATCTACTGAGCTTTGTGTCGTCCCTTATAAAAAAAGCACATTCCTTGCCTTCGGCAATTCCTAGTGTTTTTTTCCACTCCTCCTACAATCTCAAGTAACTTCTGATTTGACTCCGGGCCAAATCGCAGTATGACTGTCGTCGTTAATATTCATAAATCAATAAAAAAGGAGGTTTGATAATGAATGGTAATAAAATGGTTGGATATTTAATTCCTTATTGGAATAAAGGTAGTGATACTTTTAATGCTAACTTAACAGTTCGTAAGTCACAATATGCTAAATATTTAGGTGGCTTAACTTTAGTAACTAATTTAGGTTGCGATGGTTTCGAATTTAGTGAGAGTGCATCTATAAATGTTGCTGAGAATATGCAATGGGAGAGAGTTAAAAAAGCTTGTGAAGAATATTTCACAGAGAATAATAGTGCTTTCCCTTGGTATACAGCTAGTGATGATACTGCAATTAAAGTAATGTTCGACTTTGGAGGTATTGATAAAAATTATAAAGATGGTGTTACCTATACTAATATCGTTGTTAAAAATATTGAGTTAGTTCAATAATCTCCCTGTTGTTACCTACATCGAGTTTGTTTAAATTCGGTGTAGGTTTCAACTATTTTTTTTTTCAAGGTCTATGTTTATATTTTTTTTTATTTTTAAGTTTTTTCAATTTGTTTCCTTTTGGTATGGGATATAGCTACCAGCACATACATTTCATTTTATTGATTAATGAATAAGTATCTACAACTTGTGTGTGTTGGTAAGTATATCAAAGTGATATACTGTTATTAAATATGGAGGTATTTAATGTCAAAACAACTATCTATATGTGCTATATGTAGTGAGCCAACTTATTTAGGTATAGTTATGGCTTGTACAAAATGTTGCAAAAAAGAAATGGAGGAAATAATAAATGATAAAAAATCTAAATGATTGGGAATTTTACTTTTGGTTATTAGTCCCAGTTTATTTAATCGGTGCATTTACAATTTCAGGTTGGCTATATGAAATAGTTATGGATTTGTATATGCGTGTTGCTTTTTATATATGGAAATGGAGGAATAATGACAAGAAAACAACAAACTAAAGCTAATAACTTTACTAGTAGTATCTATCAACTACAAAATAAAGGTTATTCAGAAAAAATACTGTCTAACTTTATTAATAGTAATGCTTTGTCTCTATCTAACTTCGTTCACTTAACTAATAGTATGAGTGATGCAGTTAGTAAAAACGCATTTGCAAAACAAATGATGAGATATACAGATAATAATAATCTAGAAGGTTACACAAAAGTAGGTGCTTACTATCCACTAGGAATACAAAGTATATTTCCTTTTGATTATAGTTATAAACCATTTGGTGCAGAAGTATTGGATTTTAACCCAGAAACAGGTGAATTCATTACTTATGAAATGCAAGAATGGAGAAAAGAAAGTAAGTATTATAAAAATAATACTGTACCAGAATTAATGCAATTTATCCCAATGGGAATGGAATTAGAATTAATTTATAGAACTACTGATAGACAATGTGAGGATTGTCAAAATCACGATCAAGAACACGATTATGAGGATAATTCATATTGTGAGACAGAAGAATGTTATTCATATAATAATGACGAAAATCATAATCGTAATATTATCTATAAAGAAATGTTCAAATTTCTTGCATTATTAAATGTTAGTTTTGGTGCTTATGGTACTAGATCTAACCCAGTTTGGATTGCAAAACACGATAGTTCTGTTGACATAGAATTTGTTAGTATGCCAATGACAATTAGAGCTTTTAAAGCAGGACTATATATTGCAGAAACGCAATTCAAAGCATTCAAAAATGCAAGTCAATATGCTAAAGGATATTATGGACCTTGTGGAGGACATATACATTTGAATAAGGATAGTTTCACTAATACTTTTCAATATTATGCCTTCCTATCAATGCACTATGATAATCCTAAATTAATTGCAAGTATTGCACAAAGAAGTGTAGGTGAAGATAACCAATGGGCTTATCTGTATAAACCTAATGATTTTGCAAAAGTTGTAAAATACAAACTTAATAGTGCAAGTAGACAAGCAGTTAATGTCAGTAGTACAACAGTAGAGCTTAGATACTTTAGATCTAATCTAAAAATAAATAGGTTATTAAAAAATGTTGAGTTCATACAAGCAATGTATGAATTTACAACTGCAATGACTTATCAAGATTTAGCTAGATTTAAAGAAAATAGCGTAACTAATTTTATGTTATTTATACGAGCTAATAGATATAAATTTCCTAATCTATTCAATTACTTTGTTGTAAGAAAATGGATCAAAAAAGAAAAACTTGTAAATAGTGTTAAGAATTTCGAAACACTACACCAAGTATTTTATGAGGATAATAATAATAATACTCATCAGCGTGAGGATCAATTATATGCACAATCAATATGGAATAATGAAACTGCAGAAGGCAGATTGTTAAATTCAATGTTTGGTTCAGATAACTTAAATGGATATGAAAGAGAGGATAGTTAATATGTGTATCATAGCAAGTATACCTAAAGGTGTAGGTACAATTTCCGAAAGTACATTAAAAACTATGACTAATAACAATAGTCACGGTTTTGGTATCAGTTGGATTGACGATAATAATACTATTAATACTTTTAAAAGTATGTCAACAGATAAATTTATCGATCAAGCATTAGATATTCAAAATAAATATAGTAAAACAAGTGATATATTAATACATTGTAGAATTGCTACATCAGGCAAAACTAACTTGGCTAATTGTCACCCTTTCGAAGTTGATAAAAATACAGTATTTGCACATAATGGTGTTCTAGATTGTGTAGAACCAACCAAAAATATGTCAGATACTAGAGTATTTAATCAAACATTACTTAGAAATCTAAAAGGTAACTTTTTATCTAATAAAAGTATCACGGATTTTCTAGGTGAGATTATAGGTTCAGATAAATTAGTTTTCTTAACTAATAATCCAGCTTATAATCAAAATACTTTCATAATCAATCCAGATTTAGGTAATGAGGTTGACGGTATATGGTTTTCAAATACTAGTTATAAAACTAGTTCATTTGTTAATTCATATAGTTTTGATTATGACGATCCATATTATGGCTTCAGTAATAATAGTTGTACTATTACAAGTCAAGTTAACGATATGGAAGAAGTTGTCGCAGAGTATGGCAGTATAAATGATTATCTAATGTCTAATTATGATCAATCATTTGACAAAGAATATAAGAATATTGTTAACGATATTCAACTATCAGAAAAAGATAATGAAATTATTATTTCTATACCTTCGTATGATAATCGTAAATTGTTTGACAATATTAGTTACAAAACTAGATACATAATTAATAACAA